ACCGGCTGCGTCAACAATCTCGTAGGCACGAGTAAACGTGCTGCCTGCACGATACCGAGCAATCGTCGTTGTGTTCGGACGTGTGGCACAGGAGTCGTCATCGACCTGCACCAGGTTCACGCCCTGAAACGCGAGCTTCGCGGCCAGCAGGGTTGTCGCGAGGTTCGTGTCCCATGCTACATCCAAACTGATCAGTTTTGCAACGAGGCGACTGTCAGCCGTGTCCGAACCGAGGAAGTCGCCTTCGCACATATCCACCAAAGTCGCCGGAAGCTCCATTGGCTGAGTGTCTGCGTAAAGCAACGGGACATTCCCATACTGATGCATCGCGTGAAGGCAATTTGGCATGATTCATTACTCCGGAAAATTCAAAAACAAAACTTACGTGATGCGTTCGTTTACTTCAGACCCATTGCACTCAGGAGATTCAGTTTCGATCCAGCCTTTGGCTTTTTTCGGCCAGGACTGTAAGTCTTTTCTTCGACTTCTTCCTTCGCAGGTGCCGCAGATGTCTCTTCCTCTTCCTCGTCATCAGGAACCTGAATGAACATCGGAGACATTTTCGACATGACTCCCGCGAACTTCTTGCGTTGTGGTTCCGCCATTTCGCAGGCGCACTCAACAACCTCTTTCATCAAGTCGGGAGCAATCTCAACAGACTCGAAGATCTTCGCGAATTCGGTCGTCATCGCTGCCGTCAGTTTCTCGGCGGCTCGCTCTGATTCGATGGCATCCAAACGATCCTGCAGGTCTTTCGCGGACTTCTTCGCAGCGATGAGTTCAGCCTGCTCAGTGGCTTCAGAATTGTGCTCTTCCAGAATTGACTTGATCAGTTCTGGATGCTTTTTGATTTCTTCGAGTGTCAGTGCCATTTCTTCTTCTTCCTCGATGTGTTCTTCGAAAATACCATCCGTAGTAGCCGGATTAGTGACAACGTCCACTGACCTGATCGATTCGATCGCATTCACATCAGAGTCCTTGCCTTTTACAGGCTTTTCACTCTCGATCGATGCGTTTACTGACATTCCCATTGTTTTCGGGGCGTGTGTGATATCCCACACGAACTGACTTGCGGCGGCATGCTGTGGATTGAAATAAATCGTTCCAAAATAGCCTTTGCCTTCGCGGTATTCTACATTTTCACTAACAACGCCGAACTTGTCGTGATAGTCCCGGTTGTCGGTCGCCTTGGCTGGATGATTGATGTAAACCCGAGAGCCAGACAAATGCTTGATCGCTGTCTTCCGGACACCCGGTGTGTCGTAGTTCCTACTGTTACGCGACCGAAGACCGAGCAACTTCACTCCAACGGCGATGCCCTTTTCGGCATCAACGTCGGCAAGACCAACTGATTCGAAGGCGTCTTCAGATGCAATTGTGTCCTGGGTTACGCTCACTTAGATTCTTTCACGTCGGCAGGCTTCGCAGGAGGCTGCGGCCTCGGTGCAGTTTTCTTACTTCCACATTTCTTGCAACCCATCATTCTGTCCTTTTGCCATAATGACATTTTGACATTTATTCACTTATATGGATTAGTTGTATTGATTTCATCGACTCTGTGCAACTGGATTTACTTCCGAGTTTTCGAATTTACCTTGGAAACTCCTTTTTCGGCCATCGGGTCTGTTTTCGACTTTGTGATTGGTCCGGGGTCTGTCTGCTGCTTTGCGAGGATGCTGCCTGCAGGCAGATCCAACTCTGCTGCGAGTTCAGATTTGCGCTGTGCCTGCTCTGATTCGTAGTCGCGACCTTCTGAGGCGAGCCAACTCTTTCCTGACAGTTGTCCAGCGTCGAAAAGTTCGTGGTTCACATCGAAGTCTTCCTTCCGGTTGCGTGTCTGCACTCTCGGTGGCTTTATCTCAAGCATGACCGCTTCCCAGTCGCCTTCCTTCAGGTCGTGATCTCCTTTAGTCTCTGCGTACCTGACTGCCTGCTCCAGAATCCGCTCGTCTTCCCGGACCATGAGGTGCTGCTCAAACGTCATTCCCTTGTGGAACGGTCCTTCGCTGACCAGCGTCGATGCGAAGTTACCTTCACTCACGTTTGCGGTCAGCATGAATTCCGGGCATCTGAGTCCTGCTGCGCACGCGCGGAGCAGTGATGTCAGCACTTCGATGTGATTCGTGGCTCCCTGACCTGTCTCCGGGAACTCGTACTTTATCGTCGATGGTACGGTGACGACTGCGGGGGACGGGAAGTCGTAAGTTTCGTTCTGCCCTGTGGCTCCGCCGCCTGTCTGCTGCGAGCCGAGCCAGCTTTTTACCTGGTCCGCGCCAGATCCAGCCATCATTGTGCGGATCGCGCCGAACGCTGCCTGGAACCCTGACGTTCGCATCAGATTTGACAGTAGTTTCTTGGCCCAGATCAACTCTTCTCGCACCGGCCAGTAGATCGTGACTCCACGGGGGTCGTTTGCGAGGCAGTTCCGCTTTCGATGCTGGATCAGCGTGCGGTCTTCTGGCAGCAGGTCGGGGAGTGATCCCATCGGCGTTTTTACGCGGAGGTCGTCGTACCAGTTTCCGTCGATGTGGTATGCGACGGGCTTGTACTGCAGGTTGTTCGTCCGGCGCACACCCAGAAGCTCGATGTACTTCTTCTTCTCGGTCTCCGGGTCCACGTTGGCGTACTCTGATGTCGGGTCTTCGTCGAGATCCGTAGGCTCTGCGAAGTTCACTCGCAAAATCCCGTCGTCGTCGTAGACGATCGTGTCGAACACCTCGCCGTGACGGTCGAGTCGCTGGCTGACTTCCGACTGCCGTGACTTCCAATCGTTCTCTTTCATCCAAAGTTCAAGGAACTTCTGGACGCGGTCGGCCGCTGCGGATGACCCGTCAGTCTTCGGCTTCACCGTGACGACGTGGCCTGTGTCGGCGATGTAATACGCTCTGTTGTTCATCGCGTTCGACCCCCAGCAGACTCTGGACAGAGAGTCGCCGAGGACCATGACGCTGTTTACCGATATGCATCCCAGATTCGCGTCGTACGGCTCTTCTCCGCCGTGCGGCAGTTCATCGCCGTTATTCTGAGTGCCGTAGTCTGCGGTTAGCTCTTCGAGGATGTTGTGTGCCAGTTTCGCTGCCGAGATCGACAGGCGTGTCTGTTCTACTTCAAAATCCGATGCGTAATCATGGATACGGTTGTTCGCGCGCAGCATTAGTGATCTCCTGCGTGGAGATTACCGTTGTTTTGGCGTTTTGGCAATCTGTAGCTCTTTTTCTGGTCTCCGCTTTTCGACGGGCGATCTTCGCGTCTTCAAGTTCCGTGAAGTACCCGAGGTGTATGAGGACTCTCTGAATCCTGATGTACGCTCGCCACTTCTTGTTCTTCTCTCTCCAGCAGACTCCCGTCATGCCGGATCTCTTCGTTGTTACCATAGGAATTGTACCAGTTGTCCAAAGTGACGGGTCGTCTCGAAATACATCGGCATGACCGGCGATGGGGCGTGACACAGGTACGACTGTGTCTGGATGTGCCAGTCAATCAGCGATTCCGGGTCGTTCTTGCGGCATTTCTTGCATCCGGATTTACTCATTGGATTGTTCTTCCTCAATTTCCAAACCTGGACTTACATAAGGAATATCAGAAACTCGGCACCAGTAACCTTCGGTGACTTCTTCAAGATCTTTTCCTCCTAAGCATGCCCAGAACCACGTTCTCCGAGGCGATGGGTCGCTGATGTCCGATCCAGCGTACCACCATAGGCCATCACGATTTGGTTTCATCCATGCCCAGCGAAGAGGATGCTTCTTTTCAGCCAGAAGATACGTCTGCACTGTAAATTGCAGTTTGTCACATGAAATCTTCGATTCTTCGAGCTTCTTTCTGAGTGATGTGACCGCCGCTTTGCACGGTGCGTGCTTCTTTTTCTCTGCATCCAGTTCAAAATTCAGATGTCTATTTTGTTGCCTTTCTGCCTGAATTACTTTCACCTGAATTTCGATTACTGACTTCAGTTTCTTCTTCGCACCCATTTTAAGTCCCTTCGTTAATACAGTATGTGAGCAGACGCTGCTCATTGCTTCATCTCCATGACGCCACGACAAAATCCCAACAGCCACGCTGCTGACATTCTGTATTCAAGCGGACGACCTCTAAGTTTGCAGATCGCAGCCGCAAGTGCTGGGAAATCGTCGCTTGTGCCAGTGTTATAGCCGCTTGCTCCCAGTTTAATCTCCAGCCAGTCTTGCTCTGACATTGATGCGTGCCGCTCTATCATTTCCCTTTTCTCCGTTCTTCCCAGTAAATCTCTAAATGACGCGGTAACTGTGTGGCCATGTCCAGACTGTCTGGACCATCGTCGTGCTTCCCTTTTTCTTGAATCCCATTGAAGTTCCTGAGCTGTTGCACGAGTAGCGATGTGCCGGGATTGTTCAGGTATCGCAGACGGTGGCCTTTGATGAACGGATCGAGTCGGCGAATCCTGAGTGGCTTCGGTAGCGTGTCTTTTACCGGGATGATTATGTTCCCAGAGGATAGGTACTTGCTGAGCGCGTAAGCGGGGTTGTCTGCGGCGTACCTGTAGATCATGTCCAGGAACAACTCCTGAAATTGCAGTGTCTCAATCCCGATCAAGTCGCCGCTGATGATCCGGTGATGCGGTTGATCGCAGAACAGGAACAGATCAGAGACGATCTGGCCGGGGGGACGACGGGCAAGATCGGCGTCAACGTACTTTATGTCTGATTGCGTGGATTGGGCGACACAGCAGATTGATGAGTAGTCGCCTTCTTTTTCTTTTTTGCCTTTAGAGGCATCCACGGCAAACATGCGGACGATGGGCGTGTTTGCGAACGCTGGATTTTCAGGCGAAGGGAATTCATCCAGATCCACGTAGATGTCATTGAAGCAGGTGCGGTCCCATTCTGTATCGACGTTGCTCGAAGCGTTCCAGTTTCCGTAGAGGAACCGTTGCTTCTCTTGTTCGTCGAGACCTTCAAGACGCTGACGGTATTTGATGTCGATATGAGGATTGTCGGCGAGTGACCCAGGCACGAATGTGCCGCTTGTTGTGATGCATTCGCTCATCCCCGTCTCTGGACTTACGGCATACTGTGGCTCATCGAACCACTGGATGTTTTGACCTGTGTATTTGAAGTGCTTTATGACTCCGGACAGCTCGCGATTCGGAAGACCTGTCTTCAAATCCAGCCACGGGCTAACCCACGGGAAAAGCCAAGAGTCACGATCGGGATTGGCCGTAAACCTAAGCACTGGTTTTACACCGGAAGATGACCTGCACCGCGACCAGAGGAATAAAATATAACTCAACGGGAAGTCAGAGATCTCATCGAACCCAAGCCAGTCAAATTGCGCCCCTTTGTAATTTTCAAGGTCTTTTGCGAATTGGCAGGTAAACAGGCCAATCTTAGAGCCGCACGGAAACAGAAACTCTGATCTCGTGTGGTTGTGCTTTGCGCCGAGCGATCCGTACATCTCCAAGCATCCGTCGAGCAGGCCACCAGATTTCGTGAGAGTCGGGTATGTTCTTCGGAAGATTGCTCCTCTGAACTTTGGGTTCGCGAACTTACCCTGCGTATGACGAAGCGGATCGACAGTTAATGCAAATGTCTTCCCGGACCCGGCACTGCCGCCGTAGAGCGCCCAGTCCGCGTTGCACGACAGGAAATCAAACTGAGGCTTAGATAGTGGATGCTCAAACATCAGGATTTCCTTCCGTGGTTCGGGTGGTATCCATAGTGGATCTCTGCCGCTTTACGTGCGATGGCGGCTTCTTCCAGCGTGTCGAACGAACCTACATTCAGTATCCCGGCATCATCCCTGATTCTTGCCCTGTATCTGCCATGCTCTAAGCTAACACCCATCGCGCCGGAGGTGTTGTTTTTGTGGAATTTCTTGTTTCTTTGATTCATCTGTGGCGTGGCCAGCCGCAGGTTCGAACGCTTATTGTCCATCGTGTTTCCATTTTCATGATCGACCATGGCTGGTGGCATTACTCCCGTTTCCAAAAGAAACGCAAGCCTATGGATGGATATGAATTTACCCATGATCCTGATCTTTAGGTAGACATGTTCTTTTATGTGGTCTTCTGTTCCCAACTGCCACCCGGAAACTGCGCGAGTCCGAATAACTTTTCTTCGAACAAGACCAGTCAATGGATCGTATTCGATCTCTCTGTTAGCCACTTCAAGCGTGATCTCTGCCATCACAAACACTCCACGAAAAAACCACAGTGCGACGATGCAAGCATCACACTGTGGTTCAAAAATCAGGGTCACCCCCGAAGATTTCTTTTTGCCTGTCTTGCATTCAGGCGATGCCCACATCATCACAAAGATTCATCGATCCGTCAATCTTCAACGGCCGCGAAAGTCAAAAAGTAATACAGTCATCACAGCATCCAACGAATAACCCCGTGATGCTGTTCTTGGCCATCGGTCTGCCGCACAGGCAAACAGAATTGTCGCCCAGCTTTGAGCCATTCGACTTCCAGTACAAATACTGTATGAACCGCACCTCATCCAGTTCAGTCAGCCTCCTAATCGCGGCGACTGCAAACCTGTCGGTTTCAGGAAGTGCGTCGTAGTATTCGAGCCAGTCTTTCATGGTTCCACCTCGCCAATCACATTAAACATCTCCGGATGAATCCGCCGCACCAGCCGCATCGATACGATCCGCTGACAATCGCTGATTGCCTGCCTGAAGTCGTTATTGTCGTTCGGGCCTGTGCTGTCGCTGTCAAGCAGGATCATCTTATTCCATGCGTCTGCAAGGATGGTAAGAATAGCCAGTTCTTCGGTTGTTAAACTCATGTTCTATCCTTAAATTCATCGCGTGCCTTTTTAAGTGCCGCGAGTTCTGCCTGCAGCTTTTCGACTTCATCACTTAAATACTTCTCCCGCTCAGCATTCCACTGATCGACTGGCTGTAGCTGCTCTTCACGAATTGGACCTGCTGACTCGACGTCGCATCTCGTACCAAACGACTCTGGAGGATGGTCGCCATCCATCGCGTTTGTGATCCAATACTCCCAGTAAATCATGGCGGCCGAAAACCGTTTTCGAACCCCTGTCACATAAAATGGCTTCCCAACGAGGAACACCCGCTGATCCATTTTGAACTTGTTGTCCATGATCTTCACCCCTTCGCCGAGCATTCAAGTACACGCCGGTAATCATCCAAATTCTGCGGGTCCACTTTACCGCAGAAACAACAAACGCTGATCTTCACGCCATCGCGCTCGCCGTGGTCGTCTATCACTGTGCGATGCACCTTCGTGTATCGCGTGTGATATCCGAACACGCAGAGAAGTCGCCGCCAACTCAGGTCCAGTTCTACTGATTTCATGCGTGGCATATTTATTCCAACACGCCTTCAGACGGCTCACGACGGATACCCATTATCACGTTCTGAAGCAGATCTGGCTCAGTCTCCATCGTTACGCCGGTGACCGCTGTCCTCGGCCCTGATGGTGTTCGACCTCGCTTCGGCGGCGAGACCGCTGTGATGTGCGCGAATGCCTGCTCGCGGGCTTGTGATTCGCTCTCGGCGTTCGTGACGTCGATGTGGACGGTGGCGATGATTCGGAATGTCTGGGTCATGGGGTTCTTTCTGATGGAAGTTCGTACTGGCCTGAACTGTTGATGACTGTGCGGGTGGGTGGACGGTGGGAAATAGATACGTCGATCGGTTTTTCATCAAATGCGAGGATCGAAGATCTAAGATCGTTTATTGTCGCTGATTGGCCCGGTTCGATGGCCTGAAGTGCGTCGGAGTCGTGCATTAAGATCACGGCTTTCGCTGCGTCGATGATTGCTTTGAGTTCGGGGGTCATTGGTGGTCCTTGAAAATACTTTCCCGGTTATCTGCGATTAGGTTCATAATCCTGAGCGCTTGCTCAAAATTACATGCAATCGAGAACTTACCTTTGTCGTAAACTGCCGTCCTCAGTCCAGCTTTATTCGCAGCAGAGACGAAACGCATAAACTCCGCCTCTTCCGTTTGTTCAGTCTCGTATCTTTTGCGACGAACCTCACGCTCTTTTACCGCCTTTTCCATCTCGCGATGCACACCCTTGAGAATCAGCAGAAGCTGAGATCTGCTCAGCCTCGCGTCGTCACCGTTGGCAATCATGTAACGCCTTTCGGTACGATTAAAAACGACAATGAATCGCTGCCAGCAGTGTGACCATCGCATTTCAATACCGGCGAGATCGACTTCATTCGCAAGAAGGAACTCATTTACCTGCGCGACAATCGCAGAGACATCACGATCTTGAGAACTCATTCCGCACCCCTCGCACAAGCCAGCCTCCCAAGGTTCGAGAGGCTGGCAACATGTTTTACAGTATTCGTTTTGCAATGGTAGTACAATGCTTGAAGAAATGGAAGGGTTATTTATTTTTTTTATTTAGTTGAGGGTGGGAGTGAAGTAGGGGTTACCCATATACCAGATTTCGTCGATAGATCGGCGCTTTTCGGCGCTTTTCGGCGTTTTCGGCGATTGCATCGTTTTCGGCGCTTTTCGGCGCTTGCATCGTTTTCGGCGCTTTTCGGCGCAATAAAGAAGCGCGGCCCGCAATGCGGCCCGCGCCCGATCGTTCTCACTGGTTCCCAGTCCAGTCAACATTCACTGTGAATCCGCTGGCCGTAGCGGCATTTCGCACGTTATTACTATGCGCTTTCAGCCGAAGGCCGATTACACTTCCGAACCCTGTTTTACGGTGCGGGCCTGGGTCACCAGCAACCTGAAGACGCAAGTCGCTTGAATCACCATCGTGCACATGCCAAGTCTGGCTATCACCAGGAAGCTGGATTCTCTTCGGTAGTCGTTGTCTCAGGGCAGCGTTTGCAGCGAACCGATTAGGATGGCCTTCCGAATTGCGCGGCGTAATGTCACTGAAAACTACAGCACAATTTTCACCGGCGTGAAGCAACTCTATGCACCGTTGCTGGTGCCGGGGTGCTTCGGACCAACTACCACATAGGGTATAGTTGGATGGCAGACTAGGGTTGATTCTATGGTGCCTCTTAGTGTAGTCATAAAACAGTACCGTAGGGTGGCGTTGCGGTATACCCCCGTAGTCTGTATCTTCCCACATAAGATCGGTCCCAACGTTTAGCCTCACCACGAGAATTTTGTCTTCCGATTCGGCCTTTATCCGGTGAAGTGCAATCTCAGCATTAAGCTGCTCAATGAATCCCTTTTTGTTCGAAAACAGGAACTCCCGTTTCAGGATTCGGGCCGCCATAATTCCGGGCATTATAGCAGTTAATCCGGACATTGAAACTACGCACGCATCCCGGCAAGATCTTGTCGATTCCTGACAAGCCGTTTTTTCGCCCTGGGACGCGCCGATCGTGTGCGACGGCAGGGACAATCCGACAACGGAATATAGTTCCGTTTCTGACTTCCGAAGTTTCGTGTTCGCTTCCGCTGTTGAGAGTAGGTTCATTGTTCGATCCTGAAATAGTGGTTCGGTGAAAAAACGGCGCGGCGAAATTGCCGCGCCTTGCGCGGCGAAATTATGTGACAATCACAACTTCGGTTGTTTCTCGTTTGATCAATGTACCATCGTTTAGGATTCCATCGACCACGAGTTTCTTAAAAGTCGATGGTTGGCAGATTTCGGACGATCGAATAGAAACATGTTTTTCCAGCCCATTCGACTTGAGCCAAATCACGGTTTCTTCGCTATCAACCTGACCTATCGACTCAGTCTTACCTGGTGTCAAAGTGTAAACACGTTCTCGAACCTGGACCTGGCGGACGATGCCCCCCAGTTCCACCAGAACTGCGGAGCGCTGTTGTTTTTCCATCTTCTGTAGCGCGGAAATTTTCGTGGCGAGTGTTGCCAGCGACGTTGATGTTTTGACGTAGCTGGTCAACGTTGCGCTTGAGCGTAGTGAAATAGTGGTCATTGAATTTATGTCCTTCGATTTGAAACTAAAATTGCGTCGTTGCGACGTTGCAACGCTGCGTTCATTTACTTACTGTTGATTTGTGCTTTCAGTTCGTAGCCTTGCCGTGGTGTTCTCGTGATGTTGCCGACTACGTCTATTGTGTCCCCGGAATACAATGCATACGCGGTTCCTTGTTCGTATTTCAGTCCGAATTTGAGGGCGTTCCCTGGTCTCTTGAATTGTCGGAAGTCTCCGTAGTGCGAGAACATTCGATACCATTTTCCGTTGCGTCCCAGGTACGCTCCATCAAGGTCCCGCTTGACAATCCAGCCGATTGGTTTTGTCTTGCTCATGTTCGTTTTTTCCTATTCCACTCGTTCGCATCTGTAACAAGTTCGGCCAGCCGGTATGCCAGGTCTGCGACCTCAAAATACTGATTTTTCTTTAACTCGCCCTCCTCGGGGCATTCGTCCCAAATCTTCAGGATTGCATCGGCGACTTCGAGTTGCTCTTTTTCGTTCGATTCGATATCCATTGTCAACCCCCAAACATTATTAAGAGTTCTTCAGAACCGTAGACGCACGGTGCTTCACAATATTCGCACTCATACTTCCACGCGTCGGGTTCAATACCGTGCGACTCTTCACCGCAAGAAATGCAGAAGCCGGAATTTTGATCGTCTTCAATTGATTCGATGATTTCCGACATTGTCAACCCTGACTCTTTGTAGAGTGCTAGTTGTTTTTCGTATTCGTTCATTGTGATTATGTCCTATTTGGTTAATGGTTGAAAACATCCCGACCTCACGTTGACGCCGGGCAATAAAGGAACTCAGCGATCCAAATAAGAAACGTCCGCAAGCAGCACGTCGAGCGCGAAAGCCTGGACGCTTGACCGCCCGGCCCCATGGTCAGTGTGCTGCAGTCTCAGTCCGAGGTTTTTCGCGATCCAATCAGCGTCGTCACCACAAAATTTGTCCATCGAATGTCCATCGGGTCTTTGTGTGACCTCGTAAAAACCTGTTCCAATGACGTCGGTCTTGTAGACATACTGCTCGCCGCCATCGGACGTTTTTTCAAAGATTTCAATGATTGCTTCATTTCTGGTCATTTCATTTTCTCCCGGTGCTTCTGGTCTTAAAACGATGCCCGGCGCCACGTTGGCGCCGGGTTAAACTGCCACTACGTTGACCCAGTGCGGCAAGTCGCCGAATAGCTGCCAGGCCAAACTGTCAGCTAGTCTTAGACATTCTTCTACGCTGACACAATTCCAGGTTGTGTCATATGAGTCTTCATTATCCTGAGTCAGAATGCAGACGTGGTAGGTTTGCATTATTCTTCCCCTATTATAAGTTCCATAGGTGCCTCGTCGATAAGTTCGATTTTTTGTTCGTATTCGACCAATGAGCGAACTGTTGCACTCGCTTCAGTCAGTAAAAGCACAGATTCCGTGCTTTCCACTTCAGCCAGGTTTATTAGTTGTGTGATTGCTACGTTGATTGAGTCGAGTATCAGTTGTGCAGTTGCTGTTTTCATCGCTGAGACTCCGCGAGAATGAATTCCTGAGAGCATGGAAAACTATCTGGTAAGTTCCATCCAATCATTCTATCAGACGTCCACACTAAACCACTTCTCTCTAATACCCCAACAAAAGCATCAAATTGGCTCAATTCCATGCCTTCGGAAAGTTCCTCCCGTCGCACTGTTTTCAGGTCACGTACCTTGTCCGCAAGTTCCCTAATGTTCATTTTCGTTTCTCCTTGTTAGTTGTCGGGTTGAATGCTTGACATATCGTCATCTTAGCAAGCTGGTCAATAGTGTCAATGCTAAATGTAGAAGAATTGTAAGAATAACTATCCGGGAGTATGAAACCCAGGGTTTCCATGGAGTATTGAAGATTCCTGACACCTAGACAGTACTATCTGTCCCTGGCACTCGTAAGCCACGACTTGCTCTGTTTTAACCAGTTCTCCGTTCCGATTGTACGTAGACTCTATGTCTACTAAGGTGCACCGCGTGGCTATTCGACCGCGCATTATGTAAGTCTCTTCTGCAGTTACTGTTTGCATCGTCGTTTCTCCTTGTTAGTTGTCGGGTTGAATGCTTGACATATCGTCATCTTAGCAAGCTGGTCAATAGTGTCAATGCTAAATGTAAAATAAATATAAATTAACTCTCAGCCACTTCGTTCCGTCGCCATTTTTAGACGACTACGTATTCATTGTAATCGCCGTAAAACATGCCTTGCGATTTGTCTTTTCGCCTGGTCTGCTAATAACTGTTCATTTTTTTCTTCGTCCGAAATTTCTTCACAACAGCAATCGACCTGCCCTGTTGACCTCAGATAAGTGAAAACATCAGGATAACCTGCAGATTTGGCAGCCCTCTTTGCCCCTGGAAAACGCGTAATTTTTCCATTCATAAACCGCACTTGAACCATCGTCGTTTCTCCTTGTTAGTTGTCGGGTTGAATGCTTGACATATCGTCATCTTAGCAAGCTGGTCAATAGTGTCAATGCTTAATGTAAAATAATTGTAAGAATAGTCCGCTCATCCGATCGGCTAGCAACAATAGTTGTCGGAACAATAGTTGTCGGAACAATAGTTGTCGGGACGATAGTTGTCGGAACAATAGTTGTCGGGACGATGTTTTTCGGCGCCGATGTTTTTCGGCGCCGATGTTTTTCGGCGCCGATGTTTTTCGGCGCCGATGTTTTTCGGCGCCGATGTTTTTCGGCGCCGAATCCTGGGGCATGGCTCGGCAGCGGGAGCGCGGCTCGGCAGCGGGAGCGCGGCGAGCAGCGGGAGCGCGGCTCGGCAGCGGGAGCGCGGCTCGGCAGCGGGAGCGCGGCGAGCAGCGGGAGCGCGGTTCAGTTATCCGAAGTGTGGCCCCAGTATTTCATCTCAGCGGCGGCGCGAGCAGCAGCGGCTTCTGGGATCGTCTTGAACACTCCGAGGTGAATTTTCTTCCTCGACATGTATATCGCAGCCTGCCATCCGCGTCTTCCTTTATGCCATGAGACTCCACGGAAACCAGTCTTGTTATTCACGTTTCTTCTCTGGTTCCTCTGGTTCAGTGTTTGGTTCGACTCCCGGAGGTTCGCGATCCTATTGTTCAGGCCATTCCTGTCTTTATGGTCAATCTGATCCTTCGGCCATTCACCATAAAACAATGCCCAAGCAACTCTGTGGCAGCCTACTTGCCTTCCGTTAATCGTCAAACGTCTGTAGCTCGTGTTTCTACTGCGACTGTCATGACCAGCCACGCTTCCAGCAACAGCGTTCCAGCTCACAGTCACAAGACGAGTGATGTCGCCTGTTTCCGGGTCGTAACTGAACATCCGCCTTAGATCATCGATACTGCATTCCATAATTACCTCCTATGGTATGCAGAGTGTAGCAGATGCAGGCATGAATTGCAATCTCAGCGGCAGCGAAATGTCCCTTTACATCATCACGCCAATCTGCAATGATTCCATTATGACAATTCGTCATAATGTCGAACTGCACGATTGACGTATTTGCAGTTGTACCCTGGCCTGTGGGCCGCATTGTGGTACGCGGCCGCGAGGCGGCGCAAAGTTTATTCTTCGCACCGAACCACCGAACCACCGAACCACCGAACCACCGAACCACCTGTTTCCGACATCACTCATTGAATCGGCTATGTTGATTCCTGCCACGAACCCGGCAAGAAAATAGGGCTCCATACTTTTGAGATCAGCAGTTGTATTAAGTTGCCTTCATTCTCGCAGACTCGAACGCTGCCTTCAATTCATCGACATCAGACGCCAATCGCTCTGATCTCGTCGCGAACGATTCCACTTCGTCGTACCACGCATCGAAGTCTTTGTACTTCATTTCATGCTCAGGAAAGCTGAAAGTCACCTCTTTTGGGTGTACCGATGCTAAAAATGTGACGCCGCCAACCACGAACTGTTGCTCATTCATCCCGTTCTCCTCCGCTTTCCGTGTTATTCGACGGCAAAAGCAGGACGATCCGCTCTCCACCGACTTCCTTCTCTTCTCCCCTGATCTGTATGTCGATCTGCATTTTCTGCTGTGCCATGTTCATCGAATCCATCAGCAGGTACGACTTCACGGCTTCGAGTCGATACCGCAGATGCACAGTCTCTCCATCGATTTCACCGCCGATGACATCCTCCAGCACGTTCACGCAGCTCTGGCGGCCTTGGTCATTCGTCTGATACACGCCAGACGCCACGTTTCTCGCCATACGCAGAGCTTCCACAGGTCTCAATCCGTCGTCGTCCCTCATAGCTTCCACTCCGCCCTTATTCTGATCCCCATGGCCATTTCCTTGACAGTTTCGACGATCGCGATCGCCTCTTCAAGTGACCGCGCCACTTCAGATATTGATCCACTCATACGAATCTTCAACTGCTCGTACTTCTGAATCTCCGACTGCTTCCCTGTCTGCGTCTTGAACTCGATGGCCAGGAAGATCCCCAGCACTGACATCAGTGTGTCCGGAGTCCCCGCTTTGCCGTAGGTTCCTCCCGGATATTTGCACACCCAGATCCAATCCTTGTCCGAACACCATTTCAGGAACTTCGCCTGTATTTCTGACTCCGACATCAACGAACTCCTCATCGAAAGTCCAAAACCCCTTAGGGCAGGGCAAGAATAGACGCTTCCCTCTCGCATGGTCCACTGGGTCAACGACCACCCTGAAATGCCGGCTCGCCCGCGTGATCGCAACGTACTTCAGGAACAGATCCTCCCAGAAGTCGATTCCATCGCCCGACGCCCGCTCTGAGCTGGTCGCCAGACAGAAAACATTCTCTGCTTCCATTCCTTTGACGCTGTGACAGCTACCGATCCGAATCCCCGGATTCCTCACGACTCTGATCCCGTGCTTCTCGATGGCATCGTCCAGCAGCAGCACCGTATCCAGCCGCCACTTATCCTGCTGGACGAACTGAGTGAACCACTCGGTCGCACCCCATTCCTTCAGATCCGCCAGCGTTTTGACGTTCTCGCCCGAACAAGACATCTTCTTCCACTTGGCTTTGACGCCACGTTCGAACAGTTCCTTGCCTTCGAACTTCTGTCCCAGCGTATCAGTGACCCTTCTCCAGTCCTGCTCTGAGATCTTCGCCCCGTCCTTCAGATCTCTCATTGTCAAAGTATAAGCGATCTTGACGGGGCTTTCCCAGCGGGATTTCCGCTCTTCCTGACATGACCGCCAGGGAATGCACATCTGATCCAGTCGCCTCTTCAGCGAATCGAGCGCGAACCACGTCCGTGCGATAATCAGGGTGTCGGTGTCCACGAGCCGTTCGAGGTTCTCCAGGAACAGTCCTGTTCTCATCATTCCTACGCTGCCGTCGCAGACTTCGCTGAATGGGTGTCTTTCTTCGTATGCCTTGTCTTCGCGAAGCACCGACTCCCCCCACTCTAACACCTGTGGCGGATTCCGCCACGATCTATTCAGGAGGATTCGGTTCCCCTCGTCCTTGGCGGCATTCTCCCTCGCCTTGAAAACGCGGTGATCAGAGCCACTGAATCCGTAGACGGCCTGATATGCATCTCCGAGCATGTAAACGTCCTGACAGTCCTCTGAGAGCCTCTGAGTCACCATGTCCAACAGCACCGACGTATCCTGATGCTCGTCCCAGAACCAGATCTTCACTTCCTGTGGAACTGAGCCTTCTGGGTAGGTTGAGTAGATTTCGAGATCTTTCGTTATGCCGATCCCGGCGTACCTGAAGAGTAGGTCGGTGAAGTCGTACCTGTCATGCTCGCGCTTGTGAGCTTGGTATTTGTACACCATGTCCAAACATTCATCGTTTACACTCGCACTAGTGTTTACACTCGCACTAGTGTTTACACTCGCACTAGTGTTTTCAGATACACTCGCACTAGTGTTTTGGTACACTCGCACTAGACTTTCATTAAAAAAGGGGTGTAAGGACGTGAATTGCCGATTTTGCTGGACTTTATGGCCTATAGGGGGTTCATTTACACTACAAGATACACTCGCACTAGGCTTTTCATAAATTTTTCTGCGCGCTTGGATTCGAATAATATTTTCTGATTGAAAAGTTTTCTCTATAAAGGTTAGTGCGAGTGTACCGGAATCCCCTTTATGGCTGTTTTTGCTGGGTTTTCCACATGCACTAGTTGTTTTAGCAAACTC